GGCCCCTGGCCTGTGGTGGCGCATCCACCTTGCCAGCGCTGGGGCCGCTTCTGGCACGGAAGCACACGCAAGCCGCATCAGTTCAAGCTGGGCGACGACGGCGGGTGTTTTGCCTCAGCCCTTGAGTCGGTGCGCCGCTTCGGTGGCGTCATTGAGCACCCAGCCCACTCGCACGCCTGGCGTGTTTTTGGCCTAAACGCCCCGAAGCAAGGCGCCGGCTGGCAGAAGGCCGACGACATGGGCGGCTGGACCTGCTATGTCGAGCAGGGGCATTACGGACACGAAAGCCGCAAGCCCACATGGCTTTATGCCAATGGCTGCCGCCTTCCTGAGCTGAACTGGTCGCGCGGAGAGCAGCGCATCCCCGAATGGATGGTGCAGCGCTACGGCTACGAGAAGGCCCGCCGCATTGGCGTGGTGGCAATGGTGGGTGGCAAGAACAAGACCCGAATCCGCAACGCAACCCCGCTGGTTTTCCGCGATCTGCTCTTGTGCATTGCCAAGACCGCGCGCCCATCGAATCTGTTGGAGGCTGCATGACCAAGACCGCCAATGTCATCCACCCCGAATCTGCCTTTGGGGCTGACTTCAAGAGCCAGATCGACCTCAAAGAGTTTGCGACTGATCGCCGCAAGCGAGAGCAGGCAGTACGAATCCGAGAGGCCCAGCAAGCCAAGGGCAACCACGGAACGATCTACGGCCTCTCTCAGAAATCAGACGAGGAGATCGCCTACAGGGGCCGTCTTCTCAAGTCCTCAGCCCTTGGCTGAAACCATCACAAGGAAATCACATGGTCATCAACAAAGAGACCTTGGAGCTCCGCTACTACGAGCTCTGGGATGAGATCAAGGGTTGCACTCATGACAAGGCTGTTGCGGCCTTGGCTGGGGAGACTGGACTTCCCGTCCTTGAGATCGTGGAGGTGCTTTCGGAGGGGGTGGCTGCGTGAGCGCCGCCTACTACAACGAGATCGACCCATATGCAGCTCAGTGGCTCCGAAACCTCATTGACGCTGGACACATCGCGCCCGGTGTCGTCGATGAACGCAGCATTGAAGACGTCCGCCCCAGCGACCTCTCCGGCTTCACCCAGTGCCATTTCTTCGCCGGAATCGGCGTCTGGAGCCTGGCTCTCCGGCGTGCTGGCTGGCCAGACGACCGACCTGTTTGGACCGGTTCCTGTCCGTGCCAACCTTTCAGCTCGGCAGGCAAAGGATCTGGGTTTGCTGACGAGCGGCACCTCTGGCCCGCCTTCCACTGGCTCATCCAAGAGCGCCGTCCTCCAGTCGTCTATGGAGAGCAAGTTGCGAGCAGCGATGTCGGGCCTTGGCTCGACCTTGTACAAGCTGACCTGGAGAGTATGGACTACGCCCTCGGGTGTGTCGCGTTTCCGTCTGCGGGCGTCGGTGCTCCTCACATCCGCGACCGGCTCTTCTGGCTGGCCCGCGCCAACGGCAACCGACGCGGTGCGGTGTCCCTCGGCCGAGTTCACGACGCCGAACATCACGCTCAACCATGCCGCGGTGCTGGCCGGCTGGGGCACACCGAACGCATCGGCGCCGGGCGGAACGCCAGAGCAGGCTCTGGCTCGGAAGGCGGGTCTTCCTTGCGGTCAATCTGTCACAACGCTGGACCACCAGGTGCAGCTCGCTGGATGGCCGACTCCGAACACGGTGCTGAACACCGGGACACCCGAGCAGTTCATTGCCAGGAAGCAGCGGACGCAGGCCACGGTCGGGACGATCACCGATCTGTCGGTGGCGGTGAAGCTGGCAAACGGCCCGGCCCGACGAACGGCTTGTGGGCAGTTGCTGACTGGCTCGCTTGCCGGGATGGACGTTGGCGGCCAGTTGAACCCGGCACATTCCCGCTGGCTCATGGGGCTCCCGCCCGAGTGGGACGACTGCGCGCCTATGGCAACGCGATCAACGCGGAAGCCGCGCGCGTCTTCATCGAAGCAACCATGTAAGGCCGCCTAATGGCCCAGATCATCCCCTTCCCCCCCCTTCAGGAAGCCACAAGAGCCGGCAGAGCGCCAGGTCCATCTGCTGTTGCAGTTGGCGATCTACCGCACCCAGTGGAACCGTAGCAATCCGGGTGCTACGGATGACGAGCGAGATTCCGCGGCAAGGGCTATCGCGGAAAGGCTGGGGCTTTAGATGCCGAACCGAATACTTCGAGACGGCATCCTTTCCAGCGAGGGTGTAAACGCGCTCTCATGGGCCGAGGAGGTTTTCTATCGCCGGCTTATGTCGGTGGTGGACGACTTTGGCCGCTACTACGCCTCACCGAAGCTGCTCCGCGCCGCTTGCTACCCGCTTCATATCGACAAGGTTTCAGACGCTGACATTGGCAAGTGGCTGACCGCTTGCGTGTCCGCTGGGCTGGTTCGCGTCTACACAGGGCCAGACGGAAAAAGCTACCTGGAGCTGCTTAACTTCCGCCAGCAAGTGCGAGCCAAAGAAAGCAAGTTCCCGCAACCGTCTAGCGCTTGCGTAGCAGATGCTAAGCAAGTGCAAGCAAATGCGCACTTAGACGAAGACGAAGACGGAGACGAGAAAGATCCCCCCAAACCCCCCAAGGGGGTTAGCAGTGCTGTTTCCTTCAAGACCTGGGCTCAGGCGATACGCGCATCAGGGGAAAAGCTGATCCCGGAGAACGACGCGGTTTTCGACTACGCGGAAGCGGCGGGCATCCCGCACGACTTCATCCACTTGGCTTGGACTGAGTTCACGGCCAGGCACTCGGCAGAGGGGGCAAAGAAGTACAAGGACTTTCGCCGGGCCTTCAGGAACTGCGTTCGGGCGAACTGGTACCGGCTTTGGGTCTGCGACTCAAATGGCTATCGCCTGTCAACCAACGGCGAGCAGGCGCAGCGCGCGAGAGAAGGGGTAGCAGCATGAGCGCGCTCTACTCGCTTGAGGCCGAGCAGTCCGTCCTGTCGATCCTGCTCAACGACCCACGGGGCTTTGACCAGATCGCGGACAGGCTCAAGGCCGAAGCCTTCTACGACTCGCGCAACCGCCTGCTGTTTTCGGTCCTGGCCGAGCGGATCACCAAGGGCTTGCCCGTGGACCCCGTAGAGGTGTGGGAGCACATCAAGGCCATGGACAAGGCCGAGGAGGTGGGCGGCTTCACCTGGGTGGCTGAGGTTGCGGCGGCCTACATGGGCTCAAAGCGGCTGGTGTCTCACGCCGCCATCGTGGCGGATCGGGCCATCGTCCGGGCGCTGCTGGAGGCACTGGACCAGGGCATGGAGATCGCCAAGGGTCCGGAGTCCATCGCGGCAAAGCTGGATGCCATCGGCTCCCGGCTGGCTGAGATCGAGCGCTCAGGCGGCTCAAAGGCTCCCCGCCGTTTGGGCGACCTGGCCGTGTCTCGCTCGGCCTACTACGAGGAACTAGCCAGCGGGAGGGTCAGCCCTGGCTTTGCGACGGGTTTTGGGCCGTTTGACTTCCAACTGGGGGGAGGTCTGAAACCAGGACACCTCGTAATCATTGCTGCGCGGCCCTCAGTTGGCAAATCGTCGTTCACCCTAGGGGTAGGTATAGGCGCGGCAAGAAAAAACGCTCCTGGCTTGTTTTTGAGCCTTGAGATGCCGGAGGAGGAGCTGACGGATCGCGCCATCGTCCACACGGGCCGGGTGAACTACTCGGCAATCCAGCGCGGCAAGTTCGCCGACGAGGACTGGGGCAGGGTGGCGGAAGGGGTGGACGAGTTGGGGCGGCTGGAGTTCTTCATTGACGACAAACCCGCCTTGAGCCTGCTGGAGATCCGCAGCCGGGCCCGGTCCATCAAGGGGCTGAAGGTCTTGATCCTGGACTACCTGCAGCTGTGCGATGCACCTGATGGGGACACGCGCTCAGCCCAGGTCGGAAAGATCAGCCGCGGGCTCAAGGGGCTGGCCAAGGAAATGGGCATCTGCGTCATTGCCCTGTCCCAGCTCAATCGAGCGGTTGAGTCCCGACCCGACCGCCGCCCGCGTATGTCTGACCTGCGGGATTCCGGGGAGATCGAGCAGGACGCCGACGAGGTGATTTTCCTGTGGCCCCTGGCTGACGACGCCGGCCAGCCCATCAGATCAATCGGCATGGACCTCGCCAAGGTGCGGGGAGGTCAGACGGGGACTCTGGTGTGGAACTTCGAGGGCGCTGTGCAACGTTGGACCGTGAGTACTCAGCGCATTGATGACTTCAAGCCCGCTGCATCGGGCAGGAAAGGGGGTTTTGAGTGAAGAAGCAATATCACAACAAGGGAAAGATTATGTCCTGCACGATCAAAAACTTGCGGGACTTGATGGAGCGATGCCACGTCGATGACATGACTGGCTGCTGGATCTGGCGCGGCACGTTCGCGCGAGGAAGCGCCCGGGTCTACGTTCGCTTGCCCGGATCTGAAGTCGGCAAGGTCATGAACGGCGGCAGAGCGGCCCTGTCGATCCGGGATGGTGTTGAGCCTCCAGGGCGCATGGAGGGGTTCCGGTACACCTGCCGGGATCAGAACTGTGTCAACCCTGATCACTGCCGATGGATGACCAGGGCGCAGATTGGCGAGTTGCTGAGAAAAGAAGGAAGCCTCAAGGGCAATGTTCGCTACCAGGTCTCGAACACCAAG